GAAAATCCCATGTTACTCCCCCATTAATGCACTGGTGGGAACAATGGCTCGGTGAGGATTTACTGTGTAATATCACTACCATTGTTCGCCAGTGCGGTGCGTGGGCACTCGTTATGATGATGCTGTTACATCACCCTTATTTGTTTCTGTTTCAGTGGTAGGATTCGTATTTGGTGCAAATTTATCGTAAAGTTTTTGCACGAGATTCAAATCACCACGTCCACCACACTTATCATCCAGTTCCACGGCTTTTTGTAGATAATCTAAAGCCGCTTTTGTATGAACAGGATCTGGCGCTTCCTTATCGCTAATCAAACGCAACTCCGCTTTACCTAAGGCTAAATACATTTTTGCCTTAACTTGATCAGGCATGTCTAAAGTCGTCGGCGGTAAATCAGGATTGGTCATTAAGTTTTCGAGCTGCTTCAACACATCAATGTCAATTTCAACATTTGTCTTAAGCTGCTTGAGGAAAGTTGCAGAAATTTCTTCGGTGATGACACAGGCTGGTGTTCGTTCAAAGCGGTCAGGTAAAGACAAGTTATGCTTGAGAACATATTCTGCAATCTGTAACGCTTGACTGAAGTTAGATGTATCAATATTCCAGATCATCATTTCAGTAAGAATTTCATCCTGTACACCACTTTGCGCTTCAAGAATGCCATCGATATAAGGGGCATAATTTGGTAGCAACTCTGATTTAAGTTTGATCTTATTTTCAGTCGACTGGATCTGCTTTAAGCGAGCACGGTCATTGTTGAGCTGCATAAGTTGCAGCTCGTATGCCGTTGCATTTTTCATACTGCCGAACTCTGCAGCTTGTTCGGCTGCAGATTTGGCTTGATGTTTACGAAAATGTTGACGGGCCAAGTTCATGCGTGATTACCCCGCAAGTACTTCAATATTTTCAGCCATTGCAGCTAACCCTAAATCTTCGATGTAGTAGTCTTCATTTGAAGATTCATAGTTTTCAATCTGATCGCGCTTAGGGTTATCGATCAAATTACGACGTAGACCACCCTCTTGGATATAGATAGAAAGGTTGTCGAAAGTTGTTACTAATAAACAGTCTTCAGGGAAGAAAGGCACAGCATAAATAGGCAAATTACCCATTCTTTTTTGGCTGATAATGATGTCAGCGGCTAACTTTTCAGAGTTAGGCTGCTCTTTATTTACGAGAGGGAAATATTTATCAGACTGCAGTTTACGACTACACATAACAACAAGATCCGGGTTCTCTTGATGTACTTCATCGATCATTTCATTAACAAGGTTCATTACCAATGCATCAAGGTTTTGATAGTCGCCACCAGCACCGATTGTTAATTTTCCAGCCGTTTTACCTTCTTTTAATACACGGCTTGGATTTTCTTCACGTTGTTTCTGCAACCACCCTTTATTAACGTCTTGTAAAAGTGGATTTGCTACGATGTCCGTATCTTTAGCGATTGATGTCCCGTTAAAGCCAATCATAATACGATCAAGTGCTTGACGTTTAATAATCACTCCACGGAAGCGACTATAAAAGTCTTTGAACTTCGCCCATTGATCTAACTTTTGATATTTAATCGCTGTATCAAAATCAGTTTTTCGGCAGAAATAAAAACGATTATCCAAAGCCGTAGGATCTGATGCTTGGCGCTCGCCTTTATTAGTATCTGTTCGAGACGCAATTGGTCGAGTGATACTTAATCCAATAGCTTCTCCGGATAACTCAGGTACAACATGCATATTGATACGTTCTAAGAACGTCGAAGATGCCTGAATATGATCAACTAATTTTTGTTGAACTGATGCCTCTACAGTAAATTTTTTCTCAACCGTATCCACCCCGTTAAGCTGGGCAAGTTTTGACATTACTGCATTATATTTTTTACGTGTAACTGGACGCATAATTACTACTCGTTAATTCTTAAATAATTTGGGATTAAAAGTCGACTTCTTCGTCTGTTTCAGAGAATGAAGAACTAGATGCTGTTGGGCGGGAAGGCTGATCTGGTGTTCCATCAAGTTCAGTTTTTAGCTGGGCAAACTGATTGGCTAACTGATCGTGCTTTTGCTTCAGTTCGCTGTAAGAGGTTTGGAGATTAGTAACTTCGCTACCCTGTTCAGCCGTCTGTTGAGCAATCTCAAGGATGGCCTGCTCTGTATTGCTAAAAGACTCGGTTGTTGCTTGTTCTTGTTGTTCTTGCTTTTTGAACAGATTTCGAATTGTGCCAACAAGACCAGCGCCAAAAACTTTTGGTTCTTCGACTTCTTCAAATTCAAGTTCTGCTTCAGTTGCCGCGGTAAACAAGTTGTCTTTATGCTGCTTTTTACTCTCAAAAGGGTTTTTTTCAGCATTTGCAGCGAACTGCAACATATCTGTACCCAAAGAAGCTGGATAATCAGTAACGGCTAAACCAACTAAATAGGCTTTGCCTGAATTGGCAAAATTTGGATTAACTTCAATCGATGTATAAATTTTTTTGGTTGCGTTTATTGAGCGCAATCAAATTGTCATTTGGTTCAATTTGGGCAAATAAAGTAAGTTTCTTTTCACCGTTGACATCGACCTTTTCGGCTTTTACTGCAACTACGTCACCATAAGCCCCGAAGCTGCTATCAGGTGAAACACTACGGATGTGCTCAACGTTAATACGCGCACCGTATGTTTGTGGGTTGTAGGTTTCTACGATTTCTTGAATCCAGTTTTCCTGAATTTCACGACCATCTGTGGTGTCCCCTGCCGTGGCAATACGGAACCACTTTGATTTAAATTTTTTTGGTTTCTGCTCTTTGCTGCTCATGCTGCATTTACCTATGAAAAATTGGAGTTCGGGCAATTTCGATAGGTGCAGAATGGGCAATGTGACTGTGTCGTCGCAACGAGCGTCAGTTGTAATTCAACGGTTTACAACTCGCTAAGGCTGAATCTGAAAGCCTGTACTGCCAATGTTTGCAGCAGATAAGTTGCAGACATTGGATATGAATGAATTTTCACAACTAGCTAACGTCAATTTGTTTCTCGACAATCGACTTAAAGCTAAATTTCTATATTGGTGTGGGTGGAAAATCACCGACATAGCCGAAGTTCTCGATGAAAAAGAGAGAACCATTCAGGCATGGAAAACCAGAGACGAGTGGGAAAAAACCAAACCTGAAAACCGAGTGGCTCAAGCTATTGAAGCCCGTCTAATTACACTCATTTTCAAAAACAAAAAATCTAGCGGTGACATGAAGGAAGTTGACCTTCTAATGAGGGAACTCGAACGACTGGCCCGAATTGAGCGTTACCGAGATACAGGCAAAGAATCAGATTTAAATCCAAATATTCAGAACCGTAATGCGGTAGCCAAAAAACAGAAAAAACCTAATACCTTTACCGAACAAGAAGTCGAGATCCTCATTACTGCATTCGAGGAAAATCTCTACGACTACCAATGGGACTGGTATCGAGCTGGCAATCAACGTACACGCGCAATTCTAAAAAGTCGCCAAATCGGGGCAACTTACTACTTTGCACGTGAGGCATTTATCGATGCGCTTAAAACTGGCCGCAATCAGATTTTCTTATCTGCATCAAAAGCTCAAGCGCATATTTTCAAAACTTACATTCAACAATTTGCTTTTGAACATACGGGGGTAGAGCTTAAAGGTGATCCAATCATCATAGGTAATAACCAAGCAAACCTCACTTTCTTGGGTACAAATGCCCGAACAGCTCAAGGCCACCACGGTAATTTTTATTTCGACGAATTTTTCTGGACGTATGGATTTAACGAACTAAACAAAGTCGCGTCAGGTATGGCCATGCATAAGAAATGGCGCAAAACCTATTTCTCTACCCCATCAACGATGGCACACCAAGCCTATGCATTTTGGACTGGTGAACGCTATAACCGAGGCAGACCTAAAGACCAGCGTTTAAATATTGATGTCTCTCATGATGCGTTAAAACGTGGTCGATATTGTGAAGACAAAATTTGGCGTCAGATCGTTACTATTCTTGATGCTGAAAATGGCGGCTGTGATTTATTTGATATTGATGAACTTCGTTTCGAATATTCAGCCGAGGAATTTGCAAACTTATTGATGTGTCAATTCATCGACGATGGCGCATCAATTTTCCCTCTTAACATGCTACAAGCCTGCATGGTTGATAGTTGGGAAGCATGGTCTGAAGACTATAAACCGTTCCATATTCGTCCACTTGCAAGCCGTCCAGTTTGGGTGGGTTATGACCCTGCTGAAACAGGAGATAGCGCTGGTCTTGTTGTTGTTGCCCCACCTTCAGTGGCTAATGGCAAATTCCGAATTTTAGAGCGCCATCAATTCAGGGGCATGGACTTTAAAGCCCAAGCAGAACAGATCCGCCAAATTACCCTACGTTACAACGTTACTTATATCGGTTTGGATACAACTGGTATGGGCACAGGTGTAGCCCAATTGGTTCGCCAATTCTTTCCAGCATTAACAACATTCAGCTATAGCCCCGAAGTTAAAACTCAACTCGTATTAAAAACACTAGATGTTATCCGCAATGGACGTCTCGAATTTGATGCGGGTCATACCGACATCGCTCAGTCCCTTATGAGCATCAAAAAGACACTTACAGCAAGTCAAAGACAAATGACCTTTACCGCGGGACGTTCTGAAGAAATCGGACATGCGGATTTAGCTTGGGCACTCATGCATGCCGTTTATAACGAACCGTTAGAAGGCACAACTATTTCAAATTCATCAATTTTGGAGATTTACTCATGAAACCAATTCACATTTTAAAAAGTGCCTTCAATGCCTTTTCTACTCAAGTTCAAACGGTCAAATCCTCTGGCCGAGCTGAAGCGTTTACTTTTGGTGATCCTGTACCAGTATTATCAAGTGAACTATCAGAATATATGGAATGTTGGTTCAATGGGCGCTGGTATGAACCTGCGGTGAGTATTGCGGGACTGTCAAAGTCTTTTCGTGCAACCCCTTATTTAAGTAGCGGCATCTTTCTTAAACGAAATTATCTAGTAAGTCAGTTTATCCCCCACCCTCTTTTGAGCCGTTCGGCATTTGAACAAATCGCTTTCGATTATATTTGGTCAGGGAACGCATATTTAGAAGAAATCAAATCATTAACTAAAAAGACACTTCAATTTAAACCAAGCCTCTCAAAATACATGCGAGTGGGTCAAGATGGTCGTTATTTCATGATTACAAATGATCATCTTGGTTATTCTGAATATGAATTTACTGAAGGCCGAATTACTCATATCCGCGAATCAGATATTGATCAAGAAATTTATGGCAAGCCTGAATATATCGCAGCCTTACAGAGCTTATGGCTTAATGAATCAGCTACACTTTTCCGTCGCAAATACTATAACAATGGTAGTCATGCTGGTTTCATTATGTATGTGAATGACCCTGCAAATGATCCACAAGATATTGATAATTTACGTCAAGCTTTAAAAGACAGTAAAGGGCCGGGCAACTTCCGAAACTTGTTTTATTACAGTCCAAATGGAAAAAAGGATGGTGTGCAAATCATTCCAGTTTCTGAAATCGCGGCTAAAGATGATTTTGCAAATATTAAAAACATTACACGGGATGATGTACTAGCTTCGCTCCGAATCCCTCCCCAGCTTATGGGTATCGTGCCAAACAATTCAGGAGGTTTTGGTTCTGTTACCGATGCCGAGGATGTTTTCTATAGTAAAGAGATCGTACCTTTACAATCACGCTTATCACAAATTAATGAATTAACAGGCATAGAATTAATTCGTTTTAAAGAATATGATTCGAAAAAATCCGCTTAAAAGTTATTCTATGGCTGTTGAATTTACATACCTTTATGAAACCGATAAAAAAGATAGTTTACCTATCTTGGCTTTAGTTACATTAGACAATGAGGGATATTTTAAAACTCTCTCAAGTACCAATGGTAAGTTGTTTAAAATAATTGGTAGTGATCGAATAGTAATAGAAGGTAAAGAATATATTTGGCGAGAAAGTTCAGTATATAAAAGAAAGCCCCTTAAATAAGGGGCTTTCTTTTACCCGCAATAAATAAGACAAAATTGTCTTATTTATTTCTTGATAATACGACAAATTTGTCGTATCATAATCATGTGTTTAAACAAGGGGTAGCTTATGAGCTTCAACGAGTTTAAACGATGGCTAATTGCACAGGGAGTTATCTTTGTGCGTAAAGGTAAGGGATCACATATGATTATTGAATTTAACGGTAAGAAGACTGTTTTCCCTAACCACGGGAAAAAAGAAATTCCTGAAGGCACTCGTTTAAAGATCAAAAAGGATTTGGGGCTTTAAGCCTCAAATCCTTATAGTTCAGCCCCCTTTGAAGGCGAGAGTTTATTCCGCTTTATTATAAGTTTATAAAATTAATAGGTGCTATATGAAATGTTATGTCAGTATTCATAGGGAGGGAGAGGCTTTTATAGTCAGCTCAAGTGAACTCCCTGAACTAAATAGTGTAGGCTATACTTTAGAAGAAGCTTTATCAGAAGCTTTGGATGGTATAGAAACAGTATTCGAAATTTATATGGATGAGCGTAAAGCCATCCCATTACCATCGAAAGGTAAGAAAGGTGAATATGCAGTTCATCTTCCAGTTCGAGTCGCTGCTAAGGTACGTTTATATAATGAGATGATCTCACAAAACGTTACTAAAGCTGAATTAGCTCGTCGCTTGGGGTGGTTACAGAAGCAAGCCGATCGTTTGCTTTCATTAAAGCATTCAACAAAACTAGAATCGATTGAAAGCGCCTTCCAAGCATTAGGCAAGGATCTCGATATAGTTATCGCATAAGCGATTATTCAAAAAAAAAGCCAGCATTTGCTGGCTTTTTTTCGTCTGGACTTATCCACATATATTTTTGATCTATCCACATCTGTACCATAGCCCCTGCTAGCCGCCGCGCAGTTGCCCGCCCCACCTGCGGTCTCTATGTAGGGCCGTTTTACTACAAGGCCCAATACGGCCAAAATAGGCCGTAATAACCGCCATTACACGGGCTTTACAGCCGAATACAAGAAAAAGGACTACTGCAATTTACTACAACATGACTAAAACGAAATTTCAGGTTCATATATCCCCTTTCGAATCTGGTAATCACTTTTGCGTTGTTCAATTTCTTTCTTAGTTATGTTTTCTAGTTTGAAGGCATCAATGACGAAAAAAGGAATATTTAAAGTAACAGTAGTAGGCCGAACTTGAGAAAGATCACGAGGTCTATAATCTACATTTAGTACGTTCTTCGCAAATGACAATCGATGTGCTCTATTACGATATTCGTCAGCTATAACGAAATCTTTTGCTTTGTCTAAGTCATCAAACTCAAAAAAGCCAAAGTTATAAAGTTCATCACTGACGAGAATTACCTTGCATCCAAAAATTTCATAATTTTTTTTCTCTGGATCATTCAAGACTTTCCAATTATGGACGTCATAAAGTTTTCGTAAATTACTATCTTCAGAAAAGAAGTCATTAAAAAATCTACTTCCCAAAAAAATAAGATCAGGAAATGAATCATATCTTAAAACGTAATCATCATAAGATTGTCGAACATATTTAAAGTGCATGTAAATCATCATTGATCAGTAGCCTATTTTTATTTTAGAGCATTAATAAGTTTGTTCAAAAATTATTAGTCCCCTTAAAAAAGGGGCTACATCCCAAAACGGACATATACAAAACCTTTTTCAGATTTATGACACAAATGTAAAACCTTTTTTCAGGTATGCCTTTAATTTGAAGTAATAAAGTAAGAAACTATCTTAACTACATGAAAATTAAAAATAAATGTTATTACATTTCAAGGTAATTTTTTGTAATTTCATAAGTAATAAAATATAAGTAGTTGATTTTATTAATAACATTTTAATAGATGCAGTACATTTTTATACAGTATTAAATTACCTTAGAATTACTAAATTATTTCATTTGAATAGAGATATAAGATATTGAAATTATTATTATATTTATAACTTATTACTTTATTACTTCAAATTTTCGGTACTCCCCAACTTTTTTCTTGATCTAAAAAATAGGCATTTTTGCATAGTTTTTAAACTTTGAAAACAATTTTGATGGGAATGAAATGGGAATAGAAATTGACTAAAACAGTCATTTAAAGACACTCAGCAAGGTAATGCTTACAGTGATTAAGAGTATTCAATATAGGGAATGTATAGAAAATTAGAGGGTAATTTTCTTTTAT